TAGCTTTGTATCTAACGTTTCCTGTATCGAAGTCACCTTCCATAGCAGTTTTGATTGGTGATCTAACAAACATTTTCATACCATTTGGCACGTCAGTTTTGATAAAGAACGCATCTGTATCTGTTAGGAAGTTGTTAACCACATAACCTTGTGGAATCATTCCCATAGAACCGATTGCATTGATATCATTATCAGCAGTTCCAACTCTTTGTGCAGACTTCATTAATCTCTCTGCTGTGAATTGTAATTCACTTGGAATGATCATTTTCATTCCTTTAGCAGCGATCTTAAGACCTCTCTCATCAGTCATCGCAGCAATGTCGATTAAAGACTGCTCAAGAGAAGTTTCGTTTAAGTCAGCTTGAGTAGTTAAAGTGTTTTTGTAGCTACCAGCAATTGTTGGGTGAGCTGTGTTAAATAAAGAAACACCGTCACCTGAATCGAAATTGTCAGTAGTTGGTAATCCTTGAATTAAAGGATTAACAGCTTTAACTTGTTTTGTTTGTGCCATTGAACGAGCTAACGCTTTTGTATATCTTGAAGACAATCTGTCATACAAGTTATCTTCAATCGCTTCTTCAGTGATTGAGAACGCTAAAGCTACAGTCTCGTGAGTGTATCTAGCTGTGAAAGTCTCTTGAGCATTGTCAAAAGTCACACCAGAACCCTCAGGTTTAACCTGTGCTTGAGCGAAACCTGATAACATCACTTCTTCTTCAAAAGCTCTGTCCGAAGTTTCCTTCGTATAGATTTGCTCGTGTTGGTTTTCGTATTGTTTGTACTCCAGGCCAAATAAAGCATTTAAACCTGGCTCTAGTTCTTTGACTAGTTGTTGTCTTGATATCGCCATAGTTAGTCTCCTTTATTAGATACCTGTAGTTGATTTTAAGAAGTGTTCGTTGATTGTAACAACACAGTTCACGTTATCAACTCCTGCTTCATTATTCTCAATATCTTTTGAGAAGCCAATTAATCTTAATTGTGCAGTAGTTGTTACAAATGATGTATCGTCTAATTCAACTTTAGACACTCCATTGATTGTGCTTCCAGCGACATATACGATATCAGCGTTCATTCCAACGTCTGATCTCTCTGTGTCAGCTGAAGACTGGATTTCGAATCTTGCATATGGATCATCATATACAAAAGCTTCGATAGTTTCTCCGTTACCTACGTCTGTTTGCGTATAGAAGTTTGAGAACTTTGGTTTGCCAGTCGAAGGGTCTTTCGAAATGAAAGTTCCCCAGAAAACACCCAAAGATACATTGTCAGCATCAGCTTTGTCGATGTATCCAGAAGTCACCATTTTAACCAAGTCACCTTGGAAAATAGATGTGCTAGAATTATCGGCAATCTCATACTGAGACATACCTTGATTGTCAGCATTTTGACCAACTTTACCAATAGGTCTTAAACCGAACGCAGCGTCTTTATTTGCCATAGTTTTTCTCCTTATTAGTATGGTTGATGGTTATGAATCGTTAAAAAATTAACTTTTCTTTGTACCACCAAAAGTTACATTTGAGCGCCTTTCATTACTGATAGGCATACTCGGGTGTTGTTCCTTCATAGGCTCGTTTTCGATTGCTTTTTCTCGATCTTGCGTTCTAGCATTGTAGTACGCTTCACGTTGCTTTGCGAGCTCTTCCGGTATCCTTGCCAACACAAGGCCACCAACTCCGATTACTCCTGCGTATTTGCCATCGGCAATCTGTGGATAATCGTAATCTGGATACTCGTCAGCTCTGACTAGTTCCCAGCCTGATCTGATTTTACCTGACATATTTTTAGCGTCATTAAAACCAAGAACTTCTGTTCTTATCCATCTGTGCCTAAAACCATCTGGCGCAGGGGGTGCATCTAAAGATGATGGTGGAGTCCAAACTTTTTTTCGAGTTTCTTTTTCTCTAGTTTGACTCGCACGAGGGGTTCTTTTGTTTTCGTTTTCCATATGCTTTACTCCTTCGTGATTAATTTTAATTGTTTTGCATAATCTTCAAGTG